ACATCATAGATAGCTGTTTGCCTTAATAGTTGATTCGCTGCTTGTGTCTTTTCTTGTATCTGTTGAAATACAGCATCATTGCGTTCACCAGTGCTGGTCACTGCAGAGTTGCTTAGATTAACAACTTCTTTACCTAAACTTGCAAGTTGTTGTCTAGATGCTTGACCTGCTGCATTCATCTCGCCGTATGACATACTAGAAATGCCCATAGCGGCAGATACTATATCTCCGTTTAATCCCATCTCCTGAATATTTCTATTCATGTGTCCAATATTAAAGTGACGTCTCATCTCATTAGAGGCTTGTCTATTTATAGCGCTAACTCCGCGCTCTTGAGAGCTTTCATAGTCTCTATTTAATTTAGCATATCTATTAGTCTGCTTTGTGTACGCCCTACTTAAATTAGGATCTGACATGATCTCTTGACTAGAAAATCTTGCTTCTATTCCTGATATTGTTTGACCAACATCGTCAATATCATTCAACATCTTAATATCTTTATTAGGAATATCTCTAGCTCTTGTGATCTCCTTTAGCTTATCTATTGCAGATTCGCCAAAGTTAATTTGATTAGTAGGAGGTAAGTTACTTTTATTATCTGCCATCTTTAGCTCTCAAAATCCTCATCTATTATATCTTCACCAAAAGTTTCACCCTCGACTATCTTAGCTTTCTGGATCTGTTCTTCCATCCAGCGAACATTGTCAGGGTCTTGAGTTGGATTTAAAGTTGGCTTATCTTTTTGCTTAGCCGCATCCGCTTTCATAGCCTCTATATCGCGCTTTTCTTCAGCTTCAGCCCAGTCTATTGCAGCCTGCTCTTTATCCATCTCTATCTTATCAGTTTCTTGCTCAACTCGTTCCTTTTCAGCTTCAGCACGCTCTATGCGATCATAAAACTCATAGAGCAGTTCCTCTAAGGAATAGGACTGCAGAAGTGGATCTTTTAGTGGGCGATTATAGGAACGAGACCACCAACTCTGTAAGAACAAAAGTAGTTGATACTCTGTATTAAGAGGTGCTCTAGCGTTATGGGCGGCAATCTTCTTTATGGATTCGACTATGTCGAGACTGGATCCGGAGTCGTTTCGGTCTTCTTCTTCAAATCTTCTCTCCATTGAGCCTCAGCTTCCTGGATCTTGAAGAATAGAGCAACTAGACAATCTTCATCCTCAATCAAAGATCCACCTTGAGATTGCTTAAACCAGTCTGGTCCGTCTACAATTTTATGTCGCAGATTTGCAAGTAATCTAGCATAAGAAGATAGATCATCGATGGGGCTAGCATAGTTACCTAATAGTCTAGTTCTTTCTAGCGACATGGCATGTCTCTGTCCAACGTTAAGAAGACATATTACGGTGAAACGTCCCTTGTATTCTTTAGTTGTCTCAGCACCAACATGCTCAAAATCAAAAGTTCGTTCTTTACTTGGTAGGTCCATAATGCTCCTCTAGTTGATATGTATTATACCTAGAAGAAGATTAGGCGCCACCAGTAAATCTGGATTCTAAAGCAGTTTGAAGGTCAGAAGAGTTCTGAACTGTAGCTGCCGGTTCTAGTGTATTTAAGTTTGTAGGTACAGTTGGAGTTCTCTCATCTATAAAGCCAATCGCTTTAAAAGTTATAGTAGTATTGGCTAGTTGATCAATCTTAATGTCTTCAGTGCGACTAGTAATCATAGCTTCAGCTGTAAAGAAAAGTAGTTGATCAGTTGCAGAGTCTCTAGCTTCAATACTTATGTACTGTTGCGAAAGAAAGTTTAATACATCTGGTTGCCATAGTTGAACGCCAACACCTTGACCAGGAATATGAAGTGCAGAAATAGTACCATCTACAGTAATCATTTGTGGGATAAGTTCGTAAGGAAGATAGTTATCAATGGTACGATTTTCTATGACCTGTGTGGTTATGCGCCATGAGATACCAAAGGCAAATCCAACTATTGCTCCATTAACCTTAAGAACGCACCTTGCGCCTGAAGCATATTTAGCACTTGGACGTGTAGATAATATTCCTGTTACATTTCCTGCAACATTGTTAGCAAGATTACTTGGAAGAGAAGGTACATTATTAAAGCCACTTGGATTATTTATTACTGGCATCTACCTCTCCTTAAAACTGTTGACCTTGACCAGAGAAGTTGGCGTAAAACGCGTCTTCATCAGCATATAAGGCAACGAAATTAAATCTCTGTACTGCTAGACCCTTTTTGCTGGTGGTAAAATCAGCCTGCGTAATCCTTGCACTGCGGATGTTTGCAACACCTATTGTGCCGGGAGAAGTTCCATTATTTACTTTTTGATATATCTGAATGTCGAACGTTGTGCCATTCTGATATGTACTAGGATCTAAGGCTTCATTGGCTCTACCATCATTACTTGAAAATGGAGTTCCCACTATTGCAGCTATATTACTGTTACTCCACACGGCTCCCCAGTTACCAACACCATTACCTGCATCATTAGCTGCAACATCATTAGGTATGTTGCGACTGCCAGCAACTTGCTGAGCACCTTTTGCATAACGAATTACAGTGAACGATCCAGAGACAGAATAACCTAAGGGTTCAACACTTGAACCCTCATACATTCCTAGTACTTTTGGAGTCTGTGTAAGGATTGCTACAGAATAAGAAACATCTGTACAGAAGGCCATAGTATGTCCATTCAAGACAACTTTCGCAGCTGCTCCGGTTATGAAGAACGGACTAACATTGGCCATTTACTGTACAAACCCCTCTATTACGTAGTTGATAAATCTAGATCGCCAGATGTTGATGCTGTGAAGCTATCATCACTAGCCAAGATACCAACAAAGGCTAAGCGGTCAACTAATAGACCACGTTTGCTAAGTTCAGCACTCTTACGAGTAAATCTGCAATCGGTGATTCCGATTACTTGAGTCTCACCAAATGTTCCTGGTGTCCCTGCGGCTCCTGCAGCTGTTTCAGTTTTTTGAAAGACAGCAAGATCCCATGTCTGTGAGAATAGTATGTTCCCAGGATCGATTTGATCCGACATTGGTGTACTGCCAGATGGAGTTGCTTCACCAAGACCGTTGCCTTTTGTTGCTGCACCATTCATACCATTGGTTTTAGCAATAGCTGTATAGCGAACTACACTTAGCATTCCGGCAACTGAGTAGTTGACTGGCTCATTCGATACTGTCTCGTAACGACCCATGGTCTCTACGGGAATAGTATCAACCGATACTTGATAAGATACATCAGAAGCATAAGCGAATGTTAAGCCTCCAGCTTTGATTCTAGCATTTGCACCTGTTATAAAACTTGGTACTTTTCCTGCCATATTAATTCCTTTTGGACTTGCGGTTGTCCTTACCGTGCGTTGTTTTTAGGTCACTTATGTAACCCAGAGTTAAATATACTACGTTTTGAGTTAATCCTAGTACAATAGGATTGTCGCAATTACGCAATGTAGCAATAAGGAGAGGCCCATGAGCCAGACCGCTAGATTCCCAGTACTTAAAGTACGCAATCTTCACCCAGGAGTTACTTCAGGAGCAAACGTAGATGTTACTCTTGACGGTAAGAAACTAAACAACTTATCTTTCCTAAAGATGGAAATTCATGCTAGAAAATTAGCAAAGGTTACCATGGAAATGTATGTTGAGCTCGACGTCGAGATAGAACCAGGTGATCCAGATATTACTGTCAAGAAAGTCTCAGGATGGAAGAGCATCTTGGGAGACTTGCAGAAGAAGTTCTTTGATAAGTAAATAAAAAAGGGTCACATCAGTGACCCTTTTTACTTTCTAACTAATACTAAAATTAAGTTGTAGACGTTGCTCTTTGAAGTGTAATATCGGCTAGAATAAAATCTATGCCCTCCACTAATTTGACTACGACACTTATGTTAACAACGTTCCCGTTGATCTGAACAATAAGTTGCTTGTAACCACTCTTCGCATCAGATGTACTTACAGTGATACCCTGTGCCAGATAAGTGGCCAAGATAGACTGACATGTAGACATGATAGCTGCAGCAGTTGTAGTGTTCTTCAAACCAACATAGATATTTTCAAGTTGAGTACGGAAGTCAAAAGCCACTACGTCAGCAGCATACTGAACATTGGCTCTGTTGAATACCCAGTTGCCATCTGTGTTGTAGGTTGTGTTATCAACCACAAGACGGAAACCACCAGATTGTGGAGCTTCCCAGAAGGTAACACCACTTTGAATGGCATCATCATACATTATGTCAGGATCAAAACCGATCACGATGTTTGCATTTGGAGTAGTCATAGGTTGAGCAGTTTGACGGATACCAGACATGTTGAAGTACTTGAATGTCATTGGATTTCCAACAGGAGAACCGCCGCGCGCACCAGCTAACAAGCAAGCTCCAGCCCATGGCAAGTACCATTGGAGAACGTCTTGGAAACTAGTATTCAAGATGTCTTGAATAACCATCTGAATACGTGAGTATGCCATGTTAGCAATCTCTGTCTTACAGTTGGCGTACGTATCTTTCATTGACAAGTAACCTTGTCTTTCAGATTTGTTCTTTGTTGTTGACATTAAGCTTAAGTGAGTCTTAACAGCCTGATGGATAGCATCGATAACATAAGTAGAACTTGGATCAGTAAGACCATCAAGAATATCTGCAGACGCATTCCTAGAGAACAAGGGCACTACAGAGTTAACTCTGAATTTTGTGAACTTGTTAAGGGCGTTAGCGATCTCAGATGAAGGTGTTCCGCCAACAGTTCCGCCAGTAAGATACACTGGACCAGCAGTAGGAGGAAGACCAACCGTACCTTGACCAGCAACTTGAACTAGAGAGACGTTAGAAGACTGAGCAAAGAATGCAGCCACTTCAGCAGCATTATTTGTGATCTGTGCAGGGTAATCAGTAGTTGATGTTGCAGCAGCACCGACAGCAGTAACTTTATCCATTAAAGAAGGAGACAATTGTCCATTCTGAACTGTTCCAGCTACAGCATTCCAAACTCCGCCAGTGCTTGTTGTGATAAACAAGGCCAGCTGAGCTACGGTGTTGAAGTTAGACAGAGGAATTGTGTATTCTGCAACAGCATTGTTTGTCAAGATGATGTTTGTAGCATTGATAGTTACAGTAGGAGCAACACCACCAACACGACCGATTTCCATGATAACATTTCCACCGACAACGTCAGTCTCAGTTACATTTGTTCCGTAGTTAGTGATAGTGATACTTGCTTGTGCCAATGTTTCAGGAGTAACAAGACCAGGAAGGATGTTGAATTTACCAGCACCATTTCCTAACAATGAAGTTGGTGAACCATTGATAAGTTCAAATTCTCCAGCGCCTGCTTCAGCGATGTTAAGGAATGCAGCTGTGTTCGTTCCACTCACTGTGAACACGATTCCAGATGGAAGACCCAAAGACCAGTTTCCTGCAGTTGTTAATGCAGTCTGTAATTCAGCAACAGTAAGGATAGATCCAGATGTTGTGAAAGTATTGTCTAGAGAAGGACTAGCGCCATTCAGACGCATAATGAACGATGCACCAGCACCATCATTGATGATCGCGCCACCCAATGTCACAGAGGTGCCAGGACTTACGCCAACGCTTCCGTTGAAGTGAGAGACACCAGTGTTTGTGATAGTTGAAGATGCCAACACAGCCCATGATCCTGCTGCATTTAACAGAGGAGAATACTGAGCATTCACAGTTGTTGCTGCAGAGAACGTAACTGCTGCATTAAGAGCAATCATAGAACCGTTAACAGTTCCGCCAGTAGTATCTGTGATAGCTGTTTCTGCGATGATGTTACCTTGGAAGGTTCCAGCAGAACCAGAATTGATCGTAGCAGAACTTCCAACAACCCAGTAGATGTTTGCGGCTGTTGCACCGTTGGTTAATGCCATTGTGGATACGCCACCAGCACCAGTTGTCAAAGTGCTTGCTGTACTGATGATGTAAACACCGGCACCGTTGAAGGTAAGTGTTCCAGGTCCAGAAGTAGCTAAAGCACCAGCTCCAGTACTGTAAACGCCAGGGGTCAAAGTTTGACCATCAAGAGTAGCAGAGATAGGAGTTGCTGTCATACCTTCCATTGAAGTGAATGCAGCATTTGCAGCAGCCATTGCATTTTGTGCATCAGCATCATTAAGATGTGCAGTTCCACCGGCGCCGTTATACAATCCACTTGTGATGTTAAACGAAGTTGATGAACTTGTTGATGCAGGAGTTGGAGGGATGATTGTGTTTTGATATGTGATAAGGTTTCCAGCAGTTCCCCAAGATTGAGCTAGTACTGTTCCCCAGTTGCTACCCAAAACCATTTGTGCCTGTGTTGTCTGATTTGTCTTGTAGATATAAACTGCTTGAGCGCCTCCTGGAATTGCCCCGTCAGCGCCAGGTGAAAACAAGAACTGACATGCATCTACCAGAGGACCAGATCCGTAGATCTGTGCGATCTGCGTCATCTGATTAGGACTGTAAACGTTATTTGCGATATTAGGTACAAGCGCTCCAGGTATTCCACTTGAAGACTCACCAAAGATAGCTACAATGCCAGTAGGACTCAAAGGAAATCCGCCGCCAAGATCTATCTCTGTCTTAGAGTAAGCACCAGGCTTGTAGATAGTAGCCCCATTAAAACTTACATTAATTGCCATATTTTCTCTCCTGAGTCAAATTATTACTCACTAAATTATAACATAGGTACTTAGCTAGATTATTTAAGCTTTACTCCGTACTTAGCTAAGGCTGCATCGAAGTTAGCTATAGTATTCATCATTTCAGTCCCTCTAGCTTTCATATCGGCTAAGATGATTTCCTTATAGTGTTGAACTGGGATGGCCTTCTTACGAGCAGCAAACCAGGCATCAAAACTAACCATTGCTTCTTTAGCGATAACCTCTACAGGTGCCTCTACAGGTGCTACAGTTTTCTTAACTTCTTCTTTGACCTTCTTAACTTCTTTTTTAACTTCTTCTTCTATCTTTTGTAGCGTATTCTCTTCCATGTTTACTCCTAGGTATATTCTATCTTTCGTTTAAGTTAAATGCTCATATCATCGTCAGTATCAAGTACAAAACCTCTATTAAATGTCCTGTCAACACAGTCTAAGTCTACATCATGGGTGGCAGCTATATCGTGTGCATATGGCTGGTCGATTGCTAAGTCAGTATTGACGTCAGCTATATACTTTAGACCTTGATTCTGTGACCAGAAATTCTCCGTAGTGCATCTAAAGCGTATCCAGCGGGTCCATATATTGTCTGTCATCTTAGCCGCATCCTTATTATAATCTGATGCACTAAAGGTCTGCAACTTAAGACCTAATCTCTCTGCTGTAAGTTTATGTTTAAACATAATATAGGAAGCTATGTAGTACATCCATAGAACATGATCACCTGCTTTATTAGCATGGACACCTATGTCTATCATTACGGTAAATACACCAGTTCCTACGTCGCCCCTACTATGAGTAGTTCCAAAGGTGTCACCTATTGCAGCCTTACTTTCATCTTCAGTCTCGTTTGCGAGGTGAACACTAAAACAGGGAATTTGCTGGACATTAAGTGACCAAGCTTTAACTATGGGAATCTTAGTTGTAGAGAACCATTGCCATATCTCATCTAGATATTTAGGACCATAGTCTTCAATGAGATCTTCCTGCACAAACTGCGAGAATAGATCAAAGAACTCTTCTTTATTGGCTCGTAAGGCTTTGACTCCTATATCGAGGAGACGTTGCACTACGATTTCCGGCATAATCCAACCCATATTATTGTCCCTCCTCATATTTACGTATTACATCCATTACTATATCGTCATGGGAGCCTGACAATGAATCATTTATATTCTTTAAGTCCTCCGTAAAGTCCTTTTCCTTAGCAGGCAGTACCCAGCTAGTATTGCGACTCTGCTTACTTGTGGCCGTTCTAAACTCAGTAGCCTTAGAACCTTTTGGTATTACACTCTTATAGTTATTTAAGGCCTGCTGATACCTATCTGCTGATATGGCCTTCTGAGCATCAAATATGTTTGTATGTATAAGTGCTTTCGGCTTCTGAGTGTTAGCACCGACCGGTACGACTTTATAGACTCCGCTTCCATCTTTCATGGGTTTGGCTCCATGTGCTAGTAAATGATCAAGCATAGGAAAGGGAGGTGTAGAAAAATCAGTATTACCTGACTCTGTCTCTAATATAAAAGCGCCTGGTCTAGGACGCAGTTCATTTATGAAGTCAGCAGAGTCTTTCTGTACACCAGTTTGTATAGCAGAATCCATAGCTCCACTCATATGTTGAGCTAGTGCATCCGCTATCTCTCTCTCAGCTTTTCTAACTATGAGATCTATAGTATTAGTATTGTGACCACGACCTTGTAGAGTCGCTTTTAATCTTTCTATTTCTAGGAATACATTAACCATTAGGCCTTCTTGGCTATAACTTTAGCTTTCATATCGTGCAAGAAGTTCTCCTTCTCAAGATGAGTCCAATCAGAGCCAAATGTGATTTTTATATGTCCATTTGGTGAGATCTCAACTTGAGGACGAGGAAGGTACGGATAGTTGTCGTCGTGGATGCGTTCTGGATTCATACGACTTGTTGAGTAAGCTTCTACGGTCTGCGGTACTTTTCCCATCTCTTCGATTTTATTTTGTAAGTCTCTTAATTTACTTTCAAGCTCATCTATGTCGCCACCGGCCATGTCAGCAAGCTTATCGTGCTTACCTGCAACCTCATGAACTAGATTTTCAAGCTTATCAAATAGAGCCATCATGCGGGCCTCTACTTGCTGAAGATCAACAGCCATACCGTTGCGGATCTGTTCGCGAATGGTTTCCATCTCGCTATATATATTGCCGATATTGTGTTTCTTATAATTATCAATGAGTGTGTTAATTCCACCCTCTATGACGTCATCGCCTAACATGCCTTCATCTAGCATCTCTAGGTCTTTTTCATCTTCTGGTAAATACCACTCGAAAACACTCATCAGTGCTACAGTGACTTCAGGAAGAGACTTATTAGTCCATTGATACACTATCTTATGGCCATCAGAGACACGACCAGAGTAGATGTCATTTAAGTGCTTACGTATAGATACTGTATATGTGTCGATTGAGAAGTCTTTAAAATCCTCATCTGTCATGTCTTTAACTTCATTACGTACTTTACGAAATAGGCCATTGCCTACAATCCTAAGAGCGTCACCATGTGTTACTTCTAAAACCGCATCAGCACGTTGACGAATTATATTCTTTTCTAAGTTTTCAAGAGCAACCATCCCTTGTAAAGACTTGCCCATCTTTTGTTCTATGAATGTTTTTAAAGGTGTACGAGCACACCCGCGAATCTTAGACCAGTCAATGTCTTTTGGCCAAACCCAGTGAAGTTTCCCTAGATCGTCGCCGGCCTTTTCATCGCCTTTATAACTCTCCATAAGGAAGACTTGTACAAAGCTACCGCGCTCTTTACCTTCCCATACAAGAGTGGGATTTCTGCCGGTGAGACCAGTTTCTTCTTTCAACTCACGCAAGGCACATTGTGCAAAGTCACCGCCGTCTTCAGGGTCCATGTGACCACCAGGCATAGAAAGTCCACCCTTGTGTTCGCCCATAAGGATACGACCTTCGACGTCAACTATTATAGCTGCAGCAGCTTTATCTTTTCCAGAGTAGTTTCTGGCAGCCATATCATTGTTCTTATAGAAGTCTTCGAACGTCTTCTTTAGTTCTTTTTTAGACTTATCTTTCTTACGTCTGACACGATCATGCTTTGATTTTTCTTTATGTCTAGCATGATGTTCTGCCGTCCATGATCCACCACGATTTTCACCGTGAGTTTCAGGGGCGTCTCCACCTGGTTCTGAATATTTTGCAGCAACAGACTTAGGAGGCACACCACGACCGCCAGCTTTACTAGCATCAACTTTGCCATGCAAGATCGATTGCATCATGCGATATTGTCTCTTGGAAACTGCTGCGGGCATATGTTAATAAGCTCCTGTTAACTCTACTGAATTATTATAACTTACTTATCGGCCTAACCTAAGGTACAAATGGTTCTACGACTTTTTCGCCTGCACGGACCAAGAAATCACGTCTTACAAGAACCTGCTGAGGTAGTCTTTTAGCAGTCTTGACGTTATTTACCATTTCCTGTGTTATTCTTAACTCTCTTAAGGATTGCATAACTACATATACAGGCTTAGCAAAGTAAGACCAACCTACAACTGCTCCACGACCTAGACGAGGATCATAGATTGGCTCTCTACCAGAAATCCATTGAATAGCTCCACCATTGGAGATAGTATCTGGCGTCAACGTAAAATCAACACCTTCGGTATAGAACCTTTGAACATCATCTGTGATTGATGACGCGTACTCAACCTTCTCAACTGGATACCTAAGTTCTTGTATGCCGCCAGGTCTTGGCTCATATCCCTTTTGTTCCCACAGGCGCACAGTAAAATCAGGAATCTCAAGTCTATCGTATGTGTTGAAATCGGCCTGTGTACCATCAGGATATGTGGTTGGTAGAGTCACTACAGCCGTTCCTACTTCCCAAACACCATGAGCTTCGAAAGTCTTCTCTATACTGTTGCCTGAGAATACGCCCCAGATTTCTTTGGAGTCGTAATATATGATTCCAGAGTTGTCACAGAACTTACAGTCAGGCGTGTGAGCTTGAAAGTCAGTCGACTTAACATTCATGCAGGGTATAGCCTTATAATGAACCATCCTTATACCTCTCTGGTTCAATAACTGGTCAAAACTTTGACCCTTTATTGAAGGATCGGGTAGATATAATGGCATTGGACTGGCAGTAGAAGTTATTGATGTGGTTGGAGAACCTGGATATTGTTGATCTGGCTTATTCATTGACATGGTTTATTACTTTCTGACATAGTTTTATAAAATCATCATTAGTTAAAGTATTTTTTACAATGTTGACAACACCCGTAACTAATTGAACATTATCAATAGTATAACCTAAAGAACTATCAATTCTATCTAGTGATACTTTAGTATTTTTATTTGAATAATAGTCATTAGACATAATAGTTCCAGTTAATGCACAAATACCATTTTGTTTTAACCATAATTGATCTATAAATTCTGGAGTGATTTCGAATGCAATCTTACGCTTAGTAGCATTATGTTTCCATATGCTGATTAACAATCTAGGAATTAATCCATCGCCGTATTTACATGTACCCTTATTAGCAGAAGTTTTTCCTTTATTTTTACTACTTATCTTATCTAAAGTTTGTTGACTATGTATCTTGCCATAAAATGGGTTGTTTTTCCCATTAAAGTCATTACGACCTATTTTAAGGTATTTTATATAGGCACCAACCGTACCACTTTTAAGTCCAAGAGTTGAAGCTACTTTACGC